TCACTTACTTGGTCGCAAGGCTAAGTCTTGAAACAGGGATTGCGCCCAATGACTTACTGGAATGCGATTCCAGAATGTTTAAGGCTTTATTGGAAGGTTTGAAAGACCGAAACAAGGAGATAAAAGATGCCAGTCGAAGTAAAAGGCGGACTCGCACTTCGTAAAGCATTAAAGAATTTTGCTCCAGATTTAGCCAAAGAAACTCGCAAAGAGATGGCTGGTTTATTAAAACCAATCGTTAGTAACGCTAGAGGTTTTATCCCATCTTCCGCACCTTTATCTGGGTGGGGTAAAGCTTCTCCAACTGGTAGATTTCCAGAATGGTCAAGTCAACAAGCCAAGGCTGGTATTGGGTACAAAACAACTCCAAGCAAAGTAAATCGATCAGGATTTAGATCTTTAGCTCGTATTCAGAATGCTTCAGCTGCTGGTGCAATTTATGAAACCGCTGGCCGCAAAAATCCATTTGGTCGCGAGCAAGCAAAGCGTGTCCAGGTCGAAGGCCCGGGTTATTCTTATTCGACTTCAACTGGTAAAAATTATGGAAAGAGCAACAACCCAGAAGCGGGTTATATCTTTACTCAAGCGATGAACCAATACAGTGAAATCGTTGATGCTAACAATCAGGTAGGACGAGGTCGCAGATCTAAGAAAATGAAAGGTCGCGCAATCTTTCGTGCATGGAAAGAAGATGGTGGCAAAACTAATGCTGCCGTACTTAAAGCTATTGAAAGTGCTAGAGATAAATTTAACGCGGCTGTGGGGTATAACTAATGGCTAATCCATCAGTAGTAATTGATATTGCCGCGGAATATACCGGCAAGAAGGCTTTTGATAAAGCTGCTAAATCCACTTCTAGTTTAGAGAAAAGCGTCAAAAGTTTAGGCAAAGCCTTTGTTGGTGTATTTGCTGCTCAAAAGGTTTTAGCTTATGGTAAGGCTAGCGTCAAAGCATTTGCAGAAGATGATGCAGCCGCCAAAAGCCTAGGCATGACATTAAAGAACCTAGGCCTTGCCTATGGTGCAAATGTAGGAACAGTCAATGGATTCATTAGCCGCTTAGAGGCTCAGACTGGCGTGCTCGATGATGAATTGCGTCCAGCAATGGATCGTTTGCTACGCGCCACAGGCGATGTAGCCAAGTCACAAGAACTTTTAGGACTAGCACTTGATATTGCTGCTGGTACTGGCAAGACTGTTACTCAGGTGTCACAAAGCCTTCAGAAGGCTTATTTAGGCCAGACTGCAGCTCTTGGTCGCTTAGGTGTTGGATTAAGCAAAGCCGAACTTGCTTCAGGTGACTTTGAAGAAATTCAAAAGAAACTGGTTTTATTATTCGCTGGTCAAGCCACATCTGCCGCTGATAGTTATCAGGGTTCATTAAATAAACTACAAGTTGCCGCCAACAATGCCAAAGAAACTATTGGCAAAGGTTTAGTTGATGCCCTTGCAACTTTAAGCGATTCTAAGAATGTAGATGGCACAGTATCTGCCATCGATCGCATTGCTCAATCCATTGCTAATGCAACCACAGGTTTTGCAAGATTTATTGCAGTCACTAAAGAACTTTTAGGTACTGGTTTATTTCTTGATCAAACCGAAAAGGCTTCTGCATTAGCAACAAAGATGGGGACAAGATTTACAACCCCTATGACTTTATCAAGTCAAGATACTCAAAAGGCTGATGCTGCTGCTGCAAAGTCTGCTGCTGCAACTGCCGCTGCAAAAATTAAGGCTGAAAAAGCAGCATCAGCAGCAAAGATTGCAGCTGATAAAAAGGCTGCTGCTAATAAAGCAAAACTAGAAAAAGCGGCAGCATTGTTTGATCAAACCAAGATCTCAATTGCTGCTGCTCTAAAGGGCAAAATCAGCGAAGAAGAAAAGACACGCTTGCTTCTCATGCAGGCCATTGCCAATGAAGATGCTGACAAGGCTGAAACGTTATCTAAGAAGCTTGCAGAGATCCAAAAGAAGAACGAAGAAATTGCCAAGAGTCTATTAGAGATTCAAGACGCTAAGGATCCATTTGCTGAATGGGTTAAAAGCCTTACAGCGGCTGCTGGCCTATTAGGACAGATGCCTGGTCTTATTGATTCATCTGGTGCTTTAACCCCTCGTGGTAAAAAAACAATTCCACAAGATCCAACTGATCCGATTGATGTTGAAATTGTTGACCCTAAAGGTACTGGCAATGGCGGCAATAACGATGGTGGTACTTTTACAGGTTCTGAAACCATTGATGAGATTTTAGAAAAAGTAGGGAACGCAGCAGAAGAAGCTGCTGCCGCTGCAACTGCTGCTGCCGAGTCTGTCGCTGAAACTCAAACAGCGGTTGATCAACTTGCAGAAGCTGCATTGAACGGTGCGCCTGCAACTGGATCTTCATCAATGTATAGCGGTAATCCTTATTCTGCAGTAGGTGGCCCGGGTTATGGAATTCCATATCCACCAAGCAATGTTTATATTAATGTTGAAGGAACCGTTGTAACTCAAGATGAATTTGTAAAAGTTGTTTCCGATGCATTGACAGTCGCTAATACAAACGGATACAACACCTATCGTCCAGGCGCTGTAGATATAAGTAACGGCTAATCATGACAATTCCAGTAATCAATGCGATCATAAACTTTTCAACAGGTGCTGGCTTTGCCTCGCCTATGATCCTTGATTCTGGCGTACTCGGCGTAAATGCTTTAGCTGATAGCACAGCAGTCACAGTTGATGTATCTAGTCAGGTAGATTCGATCAAGACTAATCGAGGCCGTACAGCCCTGTCAGATGTCTTCCAAACTGGCACAATGAGTCTGCGCATTGTTGACCAAACAGGCGCGTTCAACCCAATGAACCCGGCATCGCCCTACTATCAACTTTTGACTCCAATGCGTAAGGTGACGATTACAGCCACCTATGGAACTACCACTTACCCAATCTTTGCTGGCTATATAACTTCATATAATACTTCTACCCCTAGAGATGTCGGCGATGTCGTTTATACAACCATTCAAGCTGTTGATGGCTTCAGACTTTTTCAAAATGCTCAGATTACTTCAGTGGCTTCGGCTACAGCTGGTCAAACTACTGGCACACGCATAGGCAAGATTCTCGATGCTGTCAGTTGGCCAACAGGTATGCGCGACATTGACACTGGGTTAACCACAGTTCAGGCAGACCCGGGAACTCTTCGCACTTCCCTAGGTGCGCTTCAGACTATTGAATCAACCGAGTACGGTGCGCTCTATATGGACGCGCTGGGCAATGTAGTTTTTCAAGATCGAGCCTTAACTTCTTCGAGCGTGGCAGGCACTCCAACAGTCTTTAACGATAACGGCACAGGCATTTCTTACAACAATGCTTTGTGGAAGTTAGACGATTCACTTGTCTTTAATAAGGCAAGCGTTACGCGTACTGGTGGCACAGCACAGGTTGCCTACAATCAGACTTCGATCGATAAGTATTTCTTACACTCATATCAAGAGCAGAACCTGCTCATGGAAACAGATGCGGAAGCCCTAAACAATGCCCTTGCCTTCGTTGCCAGCCGTCAAGAAACTTCGATCCGCTGCGATGCAGTTACCTTGGATCTTTATACTAACAATTACGATTCTGGCATTCTTGCAGCTTTGGGTCTTGATTTCTTTGATCCAGTTACTGTCACAACCACTCAACCTGGCTCTTCCAGCCTAACCAAGACTTTGCAGGTATTCGGCGTGTCGCATGACATTAAACCGAATGCTTGGAAAACCACATTCACAACCCTAGAACCTATCATCGATGCTTTCATTATTGGCACTGATTATGGGATACTAGGCACTAACACACTTTCTTACTAAGGAGTAATCATGGCCGTTGGATTTCCAGCGAAAACAAACTTCGCCACCGGCGATGTTTTAACTGCTACAAATATGAACGATGTGACAGGCACACTAAACCTGCTTAATCCTTCTGCAAAGGGAACAATGTTTGCTGCTTCCGCTGCAAATACACCTCTCGCAGTGGCAGTTGGAACTAACGGTCAAGTGTTAACAGCTGACTCGACAGTATCTGCTGGGGTTAAATGGGCAACTGCTTCGGGTGGTGGTTCCAATGTAAAGGTCTATCAAATAAGCCCATCGGCCACAACAACTCTTAGCACTACAACTCTGACTGATATTTCTGGATATTCCGTTACTTTTACGCCCACTTCGGGAACAAATAACATCATTATTTTTGGACAGATCTCAGCTGATTCAACAGTTGGTGATGTGGATCGTTTAGTTATTGACGTTGACGGAACTAGTTATGTTTTGCAAGATAAAGAGCAACCTTCAGGATCCGCAAATTATGGAACAATGCTTTACACACGCATAGCAAATCTTTCTGCGGCGTCCCACACAGTAAAATTAAGAGGTCGGTCAAGCGGTGGCGCGTTGACTACTTATTACGGATCTTCTTCAGGTTATGTCGGCGTTGGAATTACAGTAGTGGAGATTTACTAATGACTACACATAAAGAAATTGTCAAAGCTTTGAAAGATCTTGGAGCTAAAGAGTTCACATTTACCGGTGATAATCTTGATGATATTGTATGGTTCACCGATTTGATGTTTTCTAAAGAAGAAATCTTGAAAGCCATTGCAAATCCTTTGCCTGAAAAAGAGCCAAGTATCAATGACAAATTGGCTTCTGTTGGATTGTCAATCGATGATCTAAAGGCTGCTCTAGGTCTATAAGTGAAGCCAAGACTTTCAAAGTGCGCAATCCAGTTAAGAGAACAGATTGACGACACATTCGGAGATCGAGATCGAACTTCTGATGGTTGGATCGGCGACATTCGACACTCTGCGCGTCAGTCAGATCATAATCCAGATGCTAGCGGCTGGGTTCGTGCCATCGATGTCGATCGAGATCTCTCGGGTAAAGCTAAACCTGACATCATGCCAGATCTTGCGGATCAGATTCGTGCATTTGCAAAGTCTGATAAATCAAAGCGCATTAGCTATATCATCTTCAACGGCAAAATTGCCAGTTCAAAGCTCGGTTGGAAATGGCGCAAATACACAGGCATCAACCAACATAATCACCACTGCCATATTTCGTTTACGAAAGAAGCTGACCTTAATGGTGAGTTTCTTCAAATACCTATGATCGGGGGATCAAAGTGAAAGATCTAAAGAACGCGTTAGGCTCATGGGGCAGAGCATTCCTAGTTGCAGTCATTTCTATGTATGCAGCTGGTGTAACTGATCCAAAGGCTCTTATCGCTGCCGGTATCGCCTCGATCATTCCACCAGTCTTGCGTTACCTAGATCCAAAGGATCAAGGTATTGGAAGCAAATGACATCGAACGACTTCCTGCAACTTTATATTGCTACCGTTGCGATCATGGGTGGATTGGCTGGCTTTGTGATCACGCACTTAATAACCGAAATTAAGCGACTCAACGCGCGCGTTGATGAGATTTACAACATACTTCTAGAGCGGTAGAATAAAGCATGGCTCCGCGCAAAGCTAAAGCAATCGAGGATCAAGGCTATACGCCTTTAGAAGCGTACTGCATTGGTCTTAATGAGTATTACAAGGCTTTGCGTAAGGCTGGCTTTCCAGTTGACATCTGTCTATCCATGATCATGGATCCATTCTCATATCCTGAATGGATTCTCCCAAAGCGCATCAACGATAACCCGAGCAATATGCCCGACTTTTATCCTGACGATGACGAGGACTAATGAAGCGAACTGTCGTAATTCCAGACTTACAAGTCCCATATCACGACGAAGTTGCAGTTAAGAATGTTGCGAGTTTTATTAAGGCATTTCGGCCTGATGCTGTCGTTACTCTCGGAGATGAAATCGATCTCCCACAGATCAGCCGCTGGACAGAAAACAAACCCGGCTGGTACGAACAAACACTAGCTTCAGATCGGGACATGACTGTCAATGTCCTCTGGGAGTTAACCCAGTATTCTAAAGAAGCCCATATGATCAGATCGAATCACACTGATCGGCTATACAATGTGATCATGAACAAGATTCCAGCATTTTTGTCATTGCCAGAGTTGCGTTTCGAGAAGTTTATGAAGCTAGATGAACTGGGTATTTCATATCATAAGAAGCCATTTCCTATTGCTAAAGGTTATGTGGCAGTTCATGGAGATGAACAGGCTATCAAGCCTACGCCTGGCCTTACAGCCCTTGAGGCAGCCCGTAGGCACGGTTTAAGCGTTATATGTGGACACACTCATAGGGCTGGCCAATCGGCCTTCACAGAGGCCTCAGGAGGCAAATTAGGCCGTATCCTGCGTGGCTTCGAAGGTGGACATTTAATGGACATTCGTAAAGCCGCTTACACTAAAGGCACAATGAACTGGCAACAGGCATTCTTGATCCTTGAAGAAGATGCCAAGGGTGTCCAGGTGTCAATAATCCACATAGAAAAGGACGGAACCTTTGCCGTTAACGGTCGTAGGTATGGACGATCTCGATAATCCGCTCAGGCGTGACATCGACAACCACATGGACGACGCAGAATTGTTACCGTTTCGTTATCAAAAGAAGCTTGATTAGTCTGCGATAGCGTGTAGATTCGCCTTATCAGTGAAACTCACTGAAGTAAAGGGGCTAACAAATGAACTTAGATCTTTATTTAACTCTCGTAATGGGAGCGTTTTTATTAGTCGGTGTTGCAGCTGGTTATGCACACGGATTTAAGCAAGGCAAAGAAGAAGGTTACGCGCTCGGCCGTTCGGTCGCCCGACACACATTCTGGTCAGAGTGAAGGCCAGTGAAATCCTCGATGAAGCCAAGCAACTCCTCATTGAACGAGGTAGTGAGTACGGCGACGCAACTCTCAATCACATTCAGATCGCAAGACTCTGGAGCGTGTATCTTGACAAAAACATCGAGCCTGACGAAGTCGCAATATGTTTCATCCTCGCCAAAATCTCGCGAACTAAAACAACAAAAGACCACGCGGACAGTTACAAAGATATCTGTAGCTACGCTTCAATCGCTGGCCAGATTACATCAACTGACTGGAATGACCTTGACAGTTACTAAGGCAAAATCCGGTGTTTGGTGTGACTACTGCAAGATGCGATGGGGACAAGATCACCCTAATGGCAAAGGCAAAACCTTTGCAGTTTGGACTGTAGTGAGTCAGCACGCTAAGTCTAAAGGTATCGACCGACATTACTGCCAGCCTTGTGCTGTCTGGGTGTCAATCTGGCCTGATGGATCTCATTGGCCTTTAACTGAGCAAGCCGAGTTTCTAGTAAAGCAAGAGGAGATCAATCATGGCGTTTAACCTAGCTGATTATGAAACAGTCGAGAGCCGACTTGAAAAGTTCTGGAAGGAGTTCCCAGATGGACGCATATCAACGGAATTGGAAGTTTGTGAAGCTCATAGATATGTTATTAAGGCCTATCTCTACCGCACTTATCTCGACCAAGTCGCTTACTCGACTGGGTTTGCTGAAGAGAAGGATTCTGATCGCGGCGTTAATGCCACTAGTGCGCTTGAAAACTGCGAAACTTCAGCGATCGGCAGAGCACTTGCGAATGCAGGTTTTGCTGCTAAGGGCAGACGCCCTTCCAGAGAAGAAATGGTCAAAGTATCAATGGCAGGAAGAGGCGGAATTACTACAGAAAAGCCGATCCTCAAAGAAAAATTTCCCGAACCAGTAAAAGATGCCTGGACTATTGAAAGCCCTAAAGACGTACGAGAAGTCGTACAACTCGAGGGCGCACCAACTCTGAGTTCAGCAATGAACTTACTAGCTGATGAACTTAATGCAAAAGAAATACCAGCAGCACCTAAGTGTCAGCATGGCGACATGATCCACAAGACTGGCACATCATCAAAGACAGGCAAGCCGTACGAGGGCTATACCTGTTCAGCCAAGAACCGGGCAGAACAATGCCCACCGATCTGGTTGTAATTATGAAACTAGTGCTAGATCCTGCCAGTTCAATGCGTTCTTTCTATTTTGATAAGAAAGACAGTCGAGTCTTATTCGGTGATATTCGTGAAAAAGAAACTCACTTACTAACCAATGGGCAAACTATTCACATAGAACCAGATGAAGTAATGGACTTTAGAGAATTACCCTATGAGGATAACTCTTTTCAATGCGTAATCTTTGATCCACCGCATCTATTTAATCTGAGTGAGAAATCTTGGATTCGAAAGAAATATGGTGTTCTCGACAAAACAACTTGGCAAGACGATATAGGCAAAGGTTTTGCAGAATGCTTTAGAGTTCTAAAGCCAAATGGAACTTTGATCTTCAAATGGAATGAAACTTCTGTTCTATTAAAAGACATTCTTGCTTTGACTGATCAAGTGCCTATATTAGGTCACCCTTCAGGTAAGCGCATGGGCACTCATTGGGTGCTGTTCTTGAAAGATACTAAAAACTAATGGCTTCCCAGCATCGTAAGCATCGTGGTTATCGCACTCAGAAGTGCGTCGCTGAGTTCCTTCAAAAGTGGTTCCCATATGCAGAAAGTGCTGGGGCAGGTAGGCAAGGCAGTGATATCACCGGTGTCCCGTTCGACATCGAAGTGAAAGCAAGATCTGCCTTCCAACCGAAGGAGTGGCTGGATCAGACACGAAAGAGAGCAGATGGGAAGCTGTCGATCGTCGTGATGAGATTCAACGGGCAGGGCGAAGATGCGGCCGAATACGGCGCAATGCTTCGATTCTCAGATCTGGTTCAGCTACTCAATAAAGTTGATTATGCAGAATGGTTTCAAGAGCCAAGCCGATGCAAAGGCTGTGGCACCTGGTTGATTGCAGATCGAGAGTTCTGCGTTAAATGTAAGGAACACAATGCCTCGTTATGATTATGAATGCATAGTTTGTGGACAAACACAAGAGTTAGAACATTCAATTAGCGCAGCTGCTAACCCGGTGCTGCATTGTTCAACTCCCATGATTCGGGTATTTAGCGCAACGCCAGCGATCTTCAAAGGCACTGGCTGGGGTAAGGATAAATAATGCCATTTGACTATAAGTTAAAGTCTGATTCAACAGCTCATTTCACTTGCTGCGATGAGATCCAATTCGAGTATATGTGCGCCTATTGCTATGAAGCGATGGGTTGCCAGATGTGTGCATTTGATATAACAATCAGACATGATTGCAATCAGGACTAGCGACACGCCCAAGATCATGCGTAAATTGACAATGGATTTGACATCGATGCTACGCTATAACTCGCTAGCGAGCGCCTGTGGGCGATTGCTCG